CTGACCTTTACGAACACTAGTAACTCATCATAAAATTTGCCGTACAGCAAATACGAGCCTTCTACAAAGCCTGAAAGAGATACGCTGAGAGGGGCAATAAGTGGCTTATATAGTTCCTGAATATCCAAAGGAACATTATGCGTTTCATTGATTGCTCCTGTGAGGTCAGTTGCAACTGTGCTTAACGCCATATCGCCAACATTGGTGTTTATGCCGTCTATCTGCTCTTGCAAATATGAGCCTGTTGCTTCACCCACGACAAGCGGTAAGCTTTTTGCGGGTACGGTAGTTGCTGATGTTGCATAAACCTCTATCGTTAGGTATGTGCCTATACTTGAACTGAATGTTTCGTCTAATATTGTGATGTAGGTGTTCGTTGCGTCTGATGACAGTCTGAACTTTCCGTCATACTCTGCATAACTTTCGGTTGCAAACACACCGTTGTCCATTAAATATTCAGTATCGCCTATTTTAACTATGGCATTACGCAAAGTAAGAAATGGCAACGGCGAAGATTTAATAATGGTTTTCGTGTTGTAGTTTACTGTGCCTGAAAAGTTGATACCTTGACTTTCACCCTTAACGATTTCGTACTTCCATTTAACATTGTTGTCAACGTCAGTTGAAAGTCCGTCTGATATTTGTGAAGCCGATATGAAATTGCCCGCAAGAAAATCAATAAGTCCATTAAGTTTTTCCACAACAAACTCAACAAGCGTATCGAATACCGACTTGTTCTCGTCTGGTGTGCCTGTGAGTTCGTCAGGTTGTGCTTCAACGTGCTTCTCGTTTATTTCTTCGGTTGTTATTTTATAATCCTCTATTGCCATAATTTATCTCCTTATACATAAACAAGAAGTGCTTTTGCCGTACCGCCCGCCGTCAGAGTTTCGTCTTTGGATAGTACGCCCTCTGTGGTAATGGTAAATCCGCCCTGATGTACTTCTTTTTCAGGAAGATTAAGTCCACTACAAATCGCCGTACCGCCAACAAACTCATTCGCATTTGCAATATTGATATTGACAAATCGCAAACCGTAAAAGTTGCAAAAGTCAACATTTCCTGTAAGTGCTTCGCTTAATTCCGCTGCCGCATAACTTGAAACATTCGGATAACCTAAATACAAGCCGTCATCTAATTCAGTTATTTGATTGCCTGCTTCTTCACTTACTATGTGATGTATGTCTGGTCTGTCTACATAAAGTTTTACCTTATTAGTCATAAGGTCAGTTCCGTTTTTTCTGCCTACTACGGAAATATCCCAAGTGCCAACGCCAAGCGGTACTACCGCTGAACCCTCTGAAACTAAAACTTCCACCCTTGTATCGTCTTGTTCTGCTCTTACATAAATCTCTGGGTACACCCAATCAGGTACAAACGTAAGGGCAAAAGTTTCGGCTGTTGCCACCGTCGCCGTATCACTGGAAAGCACCAGTTGGTTGCCTGTTATAGTTGCGTTCATTTTGTTCTCTCCTTATACCTTTGCGTATTTAGTGTACTCAATAGTTTTAATAACTTCGTGTACGCCAAAACCTTCATTGACTTCATCATTCTCGAATATTAGTTGAAGTCGTTTATAATTCTTTATTTTCTTGTTGAAAAACTTATCTCTTGCCCCCTTATTGGAGTTAAAGGTAAATCTTTCGAAGTCTATATTTTCAAACCCGAAAATGTCTATCCTTGAACTGCCGATATATACTCTCGGATTAGCGTCTAACGAACAGTAAACATCTACGCTTGACTTCAAAAACGGGGTAAGTGTTACAAGACTTCCTCGTTTTGTCATTGTTTTAAGGTACTGCGGTTTACCGTCATCATCTATAATCGTTGAGTATCTTGCAACTATTGCTTCGCCGTTATCGCTGTATGCCCCCATACTATCGTCTGTGAACTTGAACTTGCACACCCTGCCGTCTGCTGTTCCAAAGTACAGTTCTTCGTCATAACTCATAAAGCATTTTGCAGGTATGTTATCCCAATAGTATGTTTCGTATGCATAGTTCTGTACACTGCCTGACGCTTGCCTGCCGTCAAGAACATAACAATGGTCGTTGACTGCTAATATGTAATAGTTGTTATATACTTCTGCAACTGCGTTTTCAAGGTTAGGTTCTTCTGTTAGTCTTTTATTTACAAATGTGCTTCTGTTTCGGGTTATCTTCTCACTTGTCGTGTTGGTTGAGATTATACCGCAAACACCTGTTCGTGATAAGAACAGCGGTTCATCATTCAAAACCTTAAAGCAACCGCTACTCGTTGCACCTATGCCCGCCGTTGATTGCTTGACTGCATACTCTGTCCTCGTTCTGTAAGTGGTTATTTGTGTCGTTCCCTCTGTGAGTGAAACTGTCTGGTCTTGTATCTCTTTCGGGGTAAGTAAGAAAACTGTCGGCTCTTGCCCTGAATGTTCTTTCACTACGCCTAAATATTCGCCAATATTAAGAAATCCCATTACCTTTGTTCCACTACCACCAACAAACAAATAATTTACGTCGGGGAAATATGTGGGGTCGCCTTGCCCTGAATACCATACATATTGCGGATAGTCGGGGTTGCCTGATATGAATATCTGGTCTACTGTTGTTTGATTATAATATGCGTATTCGGTACAGTTCACTACCCTATCAGACTTGTCCTCACCTGTCGCAAAGTAAGTTATCTTTACATTATCTTCGCCTGATACTATTGGTTGTGCGTTTACCGATAGTGTTACTGTCGCACCTGTAACGGTTGCAGAACTGTCTTGTGTCCATTCGCTACTGGCGTTAAGGTATTCGGCTTTCCACGCCTTGTCGGTGTCAAGCGTGCTTGTAAGCACGAATTTCTTTGCTGACGCATTGTCTGAATTGTTTAGGAAACTGTCAGTACGCTCTCTTGTAAGAAGATTTACTGCTTCGTAACTGACGCCTCCGCCTGTTGGGTTTCGTGATATGACAACCGTCGGCACGTGTGGCGTAACTGCACCTATTGTAAAGGTTTCGCCGTTCATATATGCTTGCAAGTAGTTTGTTTTGTTCAGAATAAAAAATCCGTTCACAACTGGCGACTGCACTAAAAAGCCCGCTTTCTTGCCTGCGGTTGTTGCCGTTGCCTCACCAACATATTCTTTTTCAGTTAAGTCAAGTTCCTGTATCTCTGCCCCTGACGCTACAAGACAACGCCTTGTTCCGCCTAACACAAAACTCCAAATATTGTCTATCTGGGCGATTTTGTCGGCGTTGACAATTTCCCAACCTTTACGCTTCTTCGGGTCGCCACCATTGTCGGAAATCATATTGAGCATATCGGGGCTTCGGTTTTTGGATATATTTAATCCGTTAGAAAAGTCGCAACCTTTTATATCGTTATATAAAATTGTATTCCTACTCGGTTCAGGGGGTGTTCTTAATTGTCCCATGTCAAACCACCTATAACAGTTGCCTTGGGTTTCCGCTCTCTTTCTTGTGCTTCCAGAAAATCGTCTTTCAACATATCGTATTCGTTCCAATAATCCGTTGACTTTTGAACGTCATCATCTTTCCAAACATAATGTGCCGCTAAAAGAGCAACAAGATGTTCAACCTTTGTCGCCACGCCTATTTCGGCTTCTGGGCTTGTTGAAGATGTTACCATTGGCAACTTTTTGATGTAATGGAAGTCAAATGTGCCTACAAGGGAATTGTCCATTAAGACCTTGCTTTCCTCTGTCAACTCATAATCGTTGAAAACCGATAAAACGCCTTCCTTGATACGATACACGATTTCAAGTTTCAAGAAATCACCTGTGATGTCTGCTAAATCGTATGTAACAATGCCTTCGGCTGTTCCGTCTTGCGTTATTCGTGTCTTTGCTTTCGCACCGTAAACATCTGCATTGATTATTGATATAGCCCTATTTACAGAGTTTATAACGATAGTTGAGTAGTCAGTCATTTGTTGGTCGCTTTCAAATCCCAAATCTCGTATTTCACTTTTTAATTCTTTCCACTTCATTTTTTCACCATAAGACAAAAAGGGGGCTTTCGCCCCCGATTTTATGTCAGTTCAATTACTGCGATTTTTATGTCTGTGCTTTCGGGTATGATTAGCACTTTGCCTGCTGTTGCACCTGTAACTTTCTTGAACAAGGCACTGTCAAGAGTGAAAAAGTATGTTTCCTCCTTTTTCAGGCTAAATACCAAGTCGTTTGCACTCGCCCTCTTGCTGTCGCCTGCCTTGATAGTTATAGTTTTGGTTGCAGAGTTATTTGTGTTCTCAACGATAAATGCCATTTTATAGTCTTTACCGTCAAAGTCGCAAACAAAACCATCTGTTGCCACAGTTGCCGCTGTCATTGCAACTACTCCTGAAAGAGCATTTACATCAGGGCTTTTTACTGCGGTTATTGCTGTTACTGCCATTTTATTTCATCTCCTTTGATTAGTGTGCTTTGATTACATATATTTCTTTGGGTCTTGCTATCTTTGCCTGATAAAGAGTAAAGCCCTTTATCCTGTCGCCAAAGGCGTTGCCTGCGTCTACCGCATAAACTTCCGTCAGCGGTTTTGCGAATGCGATTGCTTTATTGGTTCTTATAACAATATAGTCATCAACATTGTCGTTATAGATGTTGTTGCTCATTTTTACATTTGCAAATCCGTATCTGCCAACTATACCCTTTTTCAGCATTTCGCTGTTGTTGGTATCAAGTTTTTCGTATGCTTCCAAAAATACAGTATGAAATGCGGGGCTTATGTCAATTTCTATGTTAGCGTTCGGGGGTACATTGTTCTTGTAAAGTTCTGCAAGCCCTGTGTTGATAACGCCAAGAATAGTTGTGCTGTCAACATCTGTACTTGTAGATTTCTTTACGCTGTTGTCTTTTGCCAATTCAAATATATGTTTGTCCATAGCATTGGCTACGCCCTGTACTGCCTCACCTTTGAGTATGGCTTCAAGGTCGCCCTGTGCCTGTGCCTTGTCTACATCATGCACAACAAAGTCATAATATGACTGCTGTAACATTGTCATAGTCATTGAAGTTCCGTCTGGGGTTTCTGGGGTTGACAGCGTTATGGGTTTGCCGTTTGTGGTTGTGGTTATGGTAGGTCTTATCGCCTGCTGTATTCTTATCTGGTCGCCTGCCTGCTTAACAAGCCCTGTATATTCCTGATTACAAAACTCTGCTGCTATCAGAAATTCGTCAAGGGCTTTGTCAATATTTTTTGCCCACTGTGTAGGCACAAAATTTCTTACACTCATTTGTCTTTCTCTCCTATAAAAATCACCATTTTCTTGAAGATTGATTTATGATGTCAAGGTTCTTTTCAAGTTGTTCTTCTGTCATCTTTTCAACTTCCTCTTTTGTAAAGAAAGTCTTGTTGCCACCCGCTTCTTCAATATCGTCTATCGGTTTTGGCGGGGTTGGCTTGTCATTCTTTTCTGCCATATACGCATAATAGGCGGATTTTGTGTTGCCTGTTGCTTCATAAACATTAAAGAATGTTTCCGAAAGTTCCTCAACCTTCAAGTCTGGGGCTATCTGTTTAAGTTCTGTAAAGCATTGGACTGCTGTGAGTTCTCGTTTTGTTTCTTCAAGTTCTCCTTCAAGAGTTTTAACGTATTCCTCTTTTTCCAGTCGTTCCGCTTCGCTTTGCATGAAGATTTCTTTTTCTTCTTCGTCTAATTCAAGTTCATCTGCGGTTCTGGCTATTTCTGCTAATGCTTCCTCACGTTCTCTTTCGGCTTCAATTTCGGCGATTTTCGCTTCTCTTTCTTCAAGTTCACGCCTACGCTGTGCAAATACTGCGTCTGCTTCTTTCTCTGCCTCTGTTCTGCCGTCTGTGTCCGTTGTTTCTTCTGTTGTTTCTTCTGTGTCAGTACCGTCTGTTGTTTCAGGTTCAGCGACTTCCTGACTTTCTTCGCTTATTACAGGGTCAGCGACTTCCTGTGTTTCTACGCTTGTAATTTCTTCCATTTCGGTTCTCCTATATCATAAAAGTCAGCACTATTGCTGTTCTTTTATTTCCGCTTTTTTGACTTCATCTGTGGTCGGGTTAAATGCCTTTTTGTAAAGTTCACAATGTTTGTTCAAGCAAGTATAAAAGTATTTACCTGACGTCGTATCTTGATGGTCTAAATATAATTCGCTATTGCATTTCGGGCAATTCATCTTCTTCTCCTATTACCTGTGGCATTAACTTACGTTTCTCAACAATGTCCAAAAGGTCTGCTTTTGGCACGTTGCCTGTTTCGTCGCACAGTTCAACCCATTCTTCAAATGTGATTTTGTCCATTTCAAGAAGTTTGTTGATTTCTTCCTGCCTGCCCTCTCTTGTTCTTGCGTTCTGCAAGTTTGCGTCAACTCTTATCTCCATGTTGCCTCTGCTGTCTATCTCGCCATATATGCACCAAAGTTCGTACATTATGGTCGCAAAGTCCTCTATTGCCTGTTTGTATTTTTCTACATTCTCTCTTAATGCTAATGTAGTCTGTTCTCTTACCGCTTCAACTGCACTCGCCGCTACTCTTGCCAAATCGGATATTCCTGTTACGGCGTCATTCGCACCTGCTAACTCTTTTGTGGTTTGCAGTAGTTGGTTTGAAAGATATTGTGCGTCATTACTCATACTTGCGGGGTGCATATATTGGATATATTCAGAAATGCCCTGCTGACCAAATCCTGTAACGGCTATCTTTCCGCCAACTGCGTCAAGGTCGTCTGGGTTTGATACCGCATTTTCGTCATACGCTATCTTGGGGTATGCGTAAAGTTTTACCACTTCTGTCTGCCTTGCCGCTGTTTTGTTGAGTTCTATCTGGTTAGGCATTAACTGCAATACTTCTGAAACGCCTCTTGCTGAATGTGGTTTATCTTTCCATACAAGACTGACTATCGGATAGAATGTCATACTGCCCAATACCCTGCCTTTGTGCGTGATGTTCATTGGCGTTAAGGGGTCATATATCAAGTCTTTGGTTGCCTTACCCATATACAAAATGCCATTCTTCTTCGTCATATATGTTATGGATATGCACTTGTCAGCACCCTCCTCAATGTCCTCGCCTAAAAGGAAATCGTTGTCTTTGTCGGGGTTTATGTCAGATACTAAATATTCGGGAATACCATTTTCACGTGCCTTGGCTTTTATCGCCTCAACATCTTTTCTTTCTCGGATTATTACATATCTCTGTTTCTGTATGTCAGTCGTTCTTTCGTCTGCGAACAAAACGCTTGTATTGGAAACTATCTGGCAATCTTTCATATTGGGTTTGAGGTACATATAAGCGTCGCCCTGTATCGCCGAATGTTTCAATAGTTTCCAAAACTTGCTGTCCATTTTGCTTTTTTCCCATTCATCTTCAAACTTCTTGTCAAGTTCTGCGTCGTCAAAGTAGGGCGTCATTTTGTTCTGGGCTATATTGCTGATTTTGAATAGCACAGTTTGCTCTATAAAGTTGAATACTGGAAAGTTCTTATTATGCAATTTCTTCCATTGGTCGCCTAAATACATATCCCAATATGTATTTGTTTTGGAAATCAGGTTCTGTTCCTGTATGAAACTCTCTGACTTTTGATAGTCAGACCAAAGTTCGTTAATCTCTATCGTTTCTTTGTTCTTCATTTTACACTCCCATAGGGTCGAAATCGTCTATTGCTTTCATGCGTTTTGCAAAGTCGCTTTGCTTTTGCTTCTGTTGCTTTTTCCGTTTTTTCGGCTTAATTACTGGCTCTTTGCTATAAGAAGCCCCTAATATAAATGCTTTGTATAGGGATATTGGGTAAAGCAATATAAGAATTATAAGTGCTATTTCAGACAACATAACTTTTACTCCCTCTCTCAAAGTGTGTTTTTCGTTCTCGTATCGGGAACAGATATTGTTTGGTTGGTGCTTTTATATCTTTGTTCGATACAAAGTAAAGTCGGTACAATGCTTGGCTCATACTGTCTACTGCGTCGTCGTATCTGCCTTTGGGGAATGAGGCACATTCGTCTATGAACCCATTTACCCAACCTTTTCTTGGTAAGTAAACGTTCCCCGCCTCTATTAAGAATGATATGGCATTTACTCTACTCTCTTTCCCCCCTAATGGGTTGACCGCTATTATGCCCGATAACTCCATTCTTAAAATGGATATTACCGCCGCACCGTTCGCCTTGTCCTCTATGAGTATCTCACTTAATCTGTGCTGTGCCGCTACCGCCCTTATGGTTAGCACCGTATCGGGAAATGACAAGTTTTCCTCTATCAGGTCTACAAGATAGAAGTTGTTGTCTTTCTTGCCCCATACCTCTATGGCTACCCTGTCTGCGTCTGATGTCCCTTTGAACGCACAGTCTACACTCATTATCAGTTTGTCAAAGTTGGGTGCAAAGTCGTATCTCTGCCACCACTCACGCTTGATTATGTTACCCTCTGCGTTTGTCGGGTGTCCTTGATAAAGGGCGTTCCACGCACGAACACCTGCTTCGCCGTTCTCGTCTGCGTGTCCTGACAACATTCCACGCTTGAACGGTACTAACCAGTCGTTGCCCTTGCCTATCTCTGGGCAAATGGCGTCGCCGACTTTACGCCCCAAAGGGTCGTTTTCCTCTGCCTCGCAAGGTATGTTCAGAACAGTTGCAAACTCGTCTGTCGCAAGTCTGCCCGCCAAGTCATCTTCATGCC